GATAATCGCGGATGGCGGACCAGCTTTTGCTGGCGCTGTCGCGAGTTGCGCTGTGGTGGATGATGATGCCTTCGTACATGCGGATTACCTCGTCAGGCTGATCAGCGCGGCGACGGCGCTGATGATTGAGCAGACCACGGGGATGGCGACAATCACTTTGAGCCCGCCCTGGATGCGGTCCTGCCATTCTTTGAGATTGCCGATCGCGCGGTCGAGCGATGTGATGCGCTCATCTTCGATGGTACGCACGCGCTTAAACACGACATCTTGCGCTTTTTCGAGATGCTGAATGCGGGTTCGGTGCTCACGATCTTCGACCAGGGTTGCGCGCATCTCGTGCATAACGCCGCGCAACTCTGTCACCAGGTCGCTGATGCTGGTCTTGATCTCCTTTATGGTTTCCTCCTGGGTGCAGGGCTGCACTAAAAGTCTCCGTAAAGCGTGGTGTAGGTGATTGTGAGGTCGGCCTCTACGACCCCGAGATAACCGCCCTGCCCGCCGCGCTCTGCCCGTGCGCTGCTTGAGACGCTTTCGATTCCGTCGCAAAGCCCGCCGAAAAACGGGTCTTTGTGGAGGGCGGCAACCAGGTCGTGGCGAAGATCTTCCGCGGCGGCGGCGGTGGCGTCGTCATCGATGTACGCCTCGATCTGGACCGGCAGCCGGTGCGACTGCTCGCCTAGGCTGGGGGGCGGGTCGCCGTCGACGCTGCTGCCCACCTCGCCAGGGTAATAGATAATGCAGGGCTTGGTGGGCGGCTCGCTCTGGTATTCGACCCCGCGCCACACGCGCTGCCCGGCATCGGTGCGGTAGCCGTTGACCAAGGTGATGTCGGAGAGAGCGCTTTCGATGGCTGTGATCAGGTCGGAATAGCTCATTGCTGCACCAGCCCTACGAGGCTAAAGCCGCTGTTGCGCGGCTCGGGGTGACCGTACATGCGATACCACTGGCCTTTGATGACAAAGTCGTCGCTGCGATGGAGGCCGTCGAGCGCAGAGGTTTTGACCTTGATGCTGGGCAGCACGAGGATTTCGCCTGACTGCCCGATGAATTCGGTGTTGCGGCGGAAGATTCCGCGGATCGGGTCGAGGGGCACGCCGGAGCGCTGCACCTGGACGTCGATGCCGAATTCATCAAGGAAGGCGTCAAGGTCTGCTTCATCAAAGGCGGGCATGGGTTATTTCGCGGCCTTGGCGCGCTCGTTTTTGAGCTTGGGATCGCAGGGCACGGCTTTGCCGGAGGCGACAAGGTAGCGGGCGTCTTCGGCGCTCAAGTCGCGGCCGGTGATGAGCACATCGCCGGGGCGGGCGACGTATGAGCCGCCGGAGCTTTGGGCAATGGTGGTGCCGCGCTTGATATCAACAGCGTCGATGGTGGTCTTTTTTTCTGCCATGTCTTGGTTTCTCCTCTGCTTATATGAGCCGGGCGGGCCTGCCCCGCCCGGCGATCAGGTTAGGGTGGTTGCTTAGCCGGTCAGGGCGTCTTTCATGGCGGCGAAAGACTCGGCCCGGCGCACGGCAACGTCGGCCATCATGAAGCTGGTGAGCTCGATCAACCCCTGCTTCTTGAGGGTGTAGGGATCGGCAATAATTTCGATGACGCCCCATTCGCCGATCATCAGATCATTCCAGTTGCCGTAGATGATGGCGGAGGCGACGCCGGTGCTGGTGCCTTTATCGAGGTTGCTGGGCACCTGGTTGGATGCGGCGGCGCGGTAGCCGTTCATTTCGCCGAAACCGCCAGTCCCTTTTTCCCAGATAAACTGAGCCGTGCCGCTGGCTTTTTCGGTGGTTTTGAGGGTGCCGCGCACTTTGGCGTTGGTCAGGTACGCGAGGTTGCCGATATCGGCGTTATCGACGGCGACGGCGGTTTCGAGACCGACGATGTGATCCCAGGTGGGGGCTGCGCCGTTGTCGCCTCCTGCGACATCGCCGATGCCGGTGGTGTTGAGGATTCCGCGGGGCTGGTTGTCTGCACCGCTGCCGTTGATGGCGGCGAGATCGAGGCCGAGGGCGTTGATGGCGGCGAGGTCGTCACGGATGAGCTGTTCGACATCTTCGCTGGCCTGGGTGAGCAGCTGGCGGCTGACGGAGGTGGTGGCCTGTGCGCTCTTGGGCGACATGGCGACCTGCCCCAGGAAGTTGGAGAGATCGGATTCGCTGACGTTGGTGCCGGAGTTTTCAGCCATCCATGACAGCGCAGCGGATGCGATCTGTTTCGGGAACGACAGGTTGCCCTGCAGTCCGGAGAGGACGCGGGCGCCAAGGGCGCGGGTCATCATCTTGTTGCGCAGGATCTCGATCAGCGGCATGAGCGCGGTATCGACTGCGGCCCCGCCTGCGGCGGCGGTGAGGGTATCGGCGGCGGTTGCGGCGCGGGCACCTCGGCTACGTAGGGAGAGCGGGACAAAGATGCCGTCTGAGCTGCGGCCGATCTTTTTTTCGATCTCGCGGTGGATGTCCATTTCGATGCCGTCGTTTCGCTCGCCGAGGGCCATCAGGATGGCGTTGCGCACGGAGTAGTCGCGGTCTTCGCGCTCGTTTAGCTGGACGTCTGGCGGTTCGGGGAGGTTTGGGGCTTTGACGTTGGAGCGCATTTTTTCGAGCACTGCGGACTGGAAGGCTTCGACCCCGCGCCCGTTGTCAATAAACTGGCGGGAAAGCTCGTCCATGCCATCGATGCGGTCACCGAACGCGCGGGCAACGGCCTGGATGTTGGTGATTCTCTGGCGCTCGTTGGCGCGTTCCTGCTCGAGGTTGACGGTGGGGGCTGCGGGCTGCTGGGGCTCGAGGCCGCGGCCGTGGCAGCGCGGGCAGGTGTCGGATTCGTGCTCGTGCCCGCAGGCATGGCATCTTTTCATGGTCTGGCTCCTTTTTTCGGTAGATTGATTAACTGTGACGGGGACGTCGCGTGCTTCGCTGTATTCGAGGCCGCGCCCGACACCGACGGAGATATCGGCAGGCACGGAGACGATGGAGATCTCGAGCGGCTCCCAGTCGACGGCGCGCAGCACGTCAGGTTGGCCGTTTTTGCCCTCCTCCTCGAGGATGAAGCGGTGGACGTCGTATGACAGGCTGACGTTGGGGCGGATGCCATCGACAATGTCATCCCAGATCTCTCGAGCGCGTGCGCTTTTGCCGAGGCGCACGAGAGCGCGGCCTTTGCGGCTCTCCTCATCGATCCAGGCTTTTTCCACGACTCCGACCTGGTCGCGGGTGTTGTGGTCCATCAGCAGCGGCCCGGATGCGTTGATGCGTTGCAACCGCACCTCGTCCGGCCCGTGACCGAGGACCTCGATGCCGAACCAGCGGACAACCTCTCGCGTTTCAGACGAGAAGCTCATCTCGACAGTTCTGGCATCGTTGTCGATGGTGGCACGGTCGAATTGCAGGGCGCGCAGCTGAGGCCCCTGCATTTTGACCGTACGTGTCAGGTTCTGCTCTTTTTTGGCTTGTCTTGGCATGGCTGCAGTCCTTTATTCGGATTCCGGACGCTTTGCCGGGGGTTGAATGCCGATCTCTTTTTCGAGCTCGGCTTCACGCTTGAGCGTTTCGAGGTACTCTTCGTAATCGGTGCCTTGCTCTGCGTGCAGATCGGTGAGGGTGAGCCCACCGTATTTGAGCTGCCGGTCTTTTGCGGTGACATCCTGAATGGGGTTGATGTAGCCCCAGCGGCGCGGACGCCAGACGTGCGGGCGGTATTTTTCGATTTTGCCGGCGGGCAGGCCCAGGGCGTTGCTGAGCAGTGCATAGTCGAGCCATTCGAGGTAGACATCTTCGCAAAGCCATTCGATGAGCCACTGCTGCAGCGATTTGAAATATTCGCGGTCTTCTTCGGTGCCGAAGCGCACGGAGGAGAAGTTGACCTCGCTGAGATCGTTGCCGAGGCTGACGTAGTTGAGGCCGGCCCCGGCGGAGAACTGGCGGTGCATGCGCTTCATGAACGGGTCGAAGTTACCGGCGGGGTGCTGGGGGTCGAACTCTTTGATGCGGTAGCCGCGCGGAACGATGCCCATGGTGCCGGCTTCGAGCTCTTCAATGAATTCGCCTTCGTCGTCTTCTTCGCCTTCGTATTCGCCTGGCTCTGCGTCGGGGTCTTGCTCGTAAAAGGCCATTTTGCTGGCGGCGACGAGGCTTGCGACGAGCTCTGCTTCTTCGTAGCTGTCCATCTTCTTGAGCCTTGCCATCCCGGCATGCAGCCAGGGAACGGCGCGGGTCTGCCGGCAGAATTCGGGCAGGTAGAGGTGGACAATATCGCGTGCGGGAACAGTCTCGTGGCTGAGCCCGCGCTGGTGGCCGTAGATGTAATCGCCGGGGTGATTGCGCAGCAGGTGGTAGTTGACGGGGCGATCCCACTTGTCGACTTCGACACCCATGCGGATGGTGTTGCCGTTGGGCAGTTTGGTGTTGAGGTTTTCATCGAGCACGTCGGCTTCGATGAGTTGCACGGCAAAGCCGTACTTGTTGGGGAAGCCGCGATGCTTTCGGATGAGGATTTCGCCGTCGCGTGCGCTGGTTTCGAGGGCGACGGTTAAAACGTCGCGCCAGGTGAGCTTGCCGGTTACATCGCACATGCCGCGCTTGCCCCATTCGCGCCAACCCGCTTCGATGCGGTGGTTTGCATCGCGGTCGCTGTTGCCGTTGGGGTAGTTGCAGCGGGCCTGCAGTTTGATGCCTGCGTGGCCGACGACGTTGTTTTTAAGCAAGCGGCAGAAATGCTTGGCGGACTCGTTGTTGAGGTAGAGATCGCGCGAGCGGATGCGGGTTTTGCGCAGGGCGAGGCGGATGGATGCATCGATGCTTTGGCCGCCGGGGTTCCAGCTGGACTGAAGACGATCGCTTGCTGCGGCCTTGAAACCGCGCATGGCACGCAGGCGGGGGTTGCGCACGAGGGTCTGCCGGGCAGCGCAGGTGGTCTGCTGGGCCTGGTGCTCGATGCGGCTGGTGCCGGTGGCCTTTTTGAGAAATCCAAACATCTATGGCCCTCTATAGCCGAAATTTAATCGTGCGGCCGCTGCT